AACTTAGGTTCTATGTTTGGCCTTGAAGATATCGCTGGTCAATCCATGGAACAGGCTGCAGCAGTCACTACTCAAGCAGCAGCAGCTACTGCATCTACAACTATTGCTACTTCCTTAACTACAGTAGGTACTTCCTTAACAGCCTCGTCTACAACTCTTGCAACTCAAGTAGCAGCTGCTATCATTCCTGCACAGACTGCTTTGACAACTGTAGGTACACAGATTTCACTAGCTATTAACGCTATGGCTACACAGTTACAAATCGCGGCTACCACTGCTCAAGCTAGAATTGCTGCAGCGGTTGCAACTGCCACAGCAAGTTCCGCTATACCAATCTTCGCGGCAGGAGGTAAGGTTAAGCATTTTGCAGGCGGCGGAAGTAACCAACTACGCGATAGAGTTGCAGCAATGCTTGAGCCTGGTGAATTTGTGGTTAGTAAAGAAGCTGCAAAAATGATTGGTCTTTCAAAACTCCAACAAATGAATTCAGGCAATGCGGATATCTTTAAAATGTTGGGCATGAACCCTGTTAAAAAAGCAGGCGGTGGTCCAGCGGGATCTGCGGGTATGTCAGGTTCAGGTAACCACAGCGGCACAAGTGCGGCTGGACCAAGCAGCGGTGTTGGTGGTAGTGACAGTTTCGGTTTCGGCTTTCACGATATGGCTGCTAATGATCCAGGAGTAGTAGGAGGTATGATAGGATCAGGGGGTGGTTCAGGATTTGATGATATTAGTCAGATGGTAAAGGCAGCGGCGATACCAAACTATGTGGCTGCACAGAATATGATAGCTAAAGGATATAACCCTTTTGCTGATTCAACCCAATCAGCTTTGGCTCTTAGTAGTATTGGTAAAAGTATGGATATGCCAGGCGACATCAAACCTAAAGACGCTAGGGATATTGAGGAAAAAATAAATATCGCTAAACAGTCAGCTAACTTTAAAGGAGAGCCGTTTGACCTTAAACAAGCTTACACAAAGGCTAATACTGGATTTGTTGGTAATTTAGTTAATGCCCTAGCTCCTAAAACTCCTATGGACCTGTTTGGGTTAATTGGAGGAACTGGGGTGCTTGGAAAAACTGCTAAAGGATTGACTGGAATATATAGTGCTGCAAAGGCAGGTTTTAAAGCTAAAGGTGTGATGGATGATATTGAAAATAAAGGTCTTAAAGATACCCTTGATAGCTATGAAAGACAACGCATGCAACAAAATGCAGCTGGAGGTCCTATCCGTCATATGGCAGGTGGCGGATCTGTAAATACTCGTGATAGAGTACCAGCTTTGTTAGAGCCGGGCGAGTTCGTAATCCGTCGTCCAATGGCAAAAGCTATTGGAGGACAAGCTTTGAATCAGATGAATTCTACTGGACGTCCTCCTCAAATCAGTGTAAACTTAAATAACTCTGGGGCACCAAAGTCTGTTGACGTTCAGCCTCCTAAAGTTAATGGTGATAAGATTATTCTAGATATAATTACTCGTGATATGCGCAATAACGGATCAATGAGAAAAGCACTAAGAAGAGGGAAATAATGGCTACTTATCCAAATGATGCAACCACAACAATTACTGCTTTCCCAGTAACTAGTACTATCGCATATAGTAGTACAGGTCCTGTTGAAACTGATTTTAATTTGTCTGCGACTATTTCTCACAGAGGAGAAGTAGGCGCTTTTCTCGATGGTATACTTCAGGCCACAGATAGCTATACTATTTCTAACAGTGGTGCTACTGTTTCTTTTAACACTCCCCCTAATGCTTCTAATTTAACTTTGCACACTGTTTCTATACCAGCAAAGTTACAACAAACTAGATCTACTTTTACAACTCTTGCTGAAGAATACTCAAATACTGTAGCATCAGTTGTAAATGGTAATTCTTATCTTGTTAACGGAGATCAAGTCGCCTTTGCTTTTCCAGCGGGGTCTGAGATTTCGAATTTGTCGGAGTTTCAGGTATTTGTATCAGGTGTTTATCAACAAGATACCGCCTACGTCTATCCTTCTACCACTCTAGGCAATGAAGGCCTAGATATAGCTGACAATTCTGCTACAAAACTACTCACAAACTTCTTTGATGCTCTTACTGATGAGTCAGACTCTGCTCATACTGTAACCTTTGTATGACTACTTACAAATACCATCAAGTGATGATTTTAATGTGAATGACCGTTCTTTTACTTTAGATATGTGGGTTCGTCCCGATACAGGTACTTCTATGACTGCAAATCAAACCCTGTTTGCTCGTCATGGAGATGCTACGAACAACTATAACCTTCGTTTGGTAGGTGCTAATTCAAACGTAGGATTTGTAATCAATCGTTTAGGCGGAGTAACAGAACTTTATGGGGGGAATGCTAATGGTGGTTCTAATTATCACGTAGCAGTATCATACGACGCGACTACAGATAATTTAAGGCTTTATGTTAATAATGTAAAAGTTGCTCATAAAACCTATGTAGCAGCAACTGCTACTAGCGGTAATGTGTCTATTGGCGCTAACTCAAACACCACCTCAACAGGAGAGTTCTTCAATGGGAGTATATCTTTTGCTCGTATGGCTCATGTAGCTCGTTATCGTACAGCTTCTCATGCACCTATCACTTCAACTAATGCTATTACGGTTCAATCTGGTGCTCCTCTTGGAGCAGATTTTGCGGGAGATTCTTTATCTATCAGGGTTTTTGATGCTAGTGTAGAAACTTTAGACAGATTTACCTCTATGGCTGATAGAAGACCGGATCGGGGTATTGGTTCTGAAAGAACTTTTGATGTAACTACTTTTACTTCACAGGCTGGTTATGAAAAAAGAAGACTAAAATCAAGACGCTCTAAGCGTTCTTACAATATTACTTATACTGCTATTACTGGTGTAGAGAAGACTGCGATTGAGAATTTTTATAATGCTAGAAGTGGAACATTTGAGTCATTCAGTTTTGACTTGTCTCATATAAATGAAAGTGGTATTATTACTACAAGATTCGAAGGACCCTTGTCAGTCGAACAAAGTTATTCTACAGGATCTAGATTAATAGATAATATTTACACAGTTTCTTTCAAACTTCAAGAGGTTTTTGACTAATGAGTGCTCGCTCCTATGATGTTGTAATCACAGTTGATGATGCTTCTAACTTTACAACTACTAATGTATTGATAGGAAATACCACTGCTACAACAGGAACAATTGCTAATGTCAACCCCACTACTAATGAGCTTAAGGTTAGACTTAATAATCTGCAACAAGAATTTTCTAGTACTGAAGTAGTTCACTCTAACACAGCTATCATGAGCTCAACTTTTGGTGGAGATGGGTATCTTCTTACGTCTAACTTTATAGCAAACGTTATCTCAGGTAACTCAACAACTGCTATAGCCACTATCACAAACATAACACCTAGCGCATTTAAGGCTGAAAAAAATGCCTTTTCTCAAAACCCTATTGTACGGTTGTATACAATTTACTATCCTGGTGAGTGGTATCCCCCCAATGCTGCTGGTAATCCTACTGAACAAGGAGCTGGTAAGGCTTGGCCTAATGACTTTCCTATACGATTTGCTGAGATTGTCGGAGATCTAACCTCAGATATTTTATATAATGTATCACTAGGCGGCACTTCTTATATTCCATATCCCGTAAATGCTTCTAAAATATCTCAAGGTTCTGAGGGCACAATCGACGAACTTACTCTAGAAGTATTTAATGTTGACAATATTATAACCCGACTAGTAGAGGATCCCTTTTTAGTAGGTAACAATTCCTCGAATTCAGTAACAGCTACTGTAAATGGTGAGTTAGTAAACGGTATCGACCCTAGAACTGTGATTGGGACTACTTCAAACCCTGACGGTTTAAATTATGATGCAGATATAGTAGGGTACTATGGTAGGTCAAATGCCTCTTTTGATAGAACACAGACTATTTCTGTCGGAGGTACTTGGGTAGAGCAAAAAATGGATACTCGTGATTTATTAGGTGGCGTAGTAGAAATTAAAACTACTTTTGCTAATTTTTTAGATACATGGCCTGAATATAGCTCTGTTCAATCTGTTAGATCAAACGTAATTGAGGTGTATAACGCCTTACCTTATCGAGTAGGAGATAATGTAAGGGCTAAAATAGGAACAATTGAAGCTACTATTCAATCAATTGAAGAAAATAGTTTTCTTTTTCTGTCAAATGAGTTAGATTCTAATGTCGCAATCGGAGATCCTATTTACATAGTAAATTCTGAAGCTGACTCTGAGTCTTATATTGAAGACAAGTTTAAAATTGATCAGCTAGAAAAACTTAGTGACTCTGTTGCTACTTTTAGCTTGATATCTTGGTTACAGTATTTTAAGCTAGTCACGCCTAAACGTAAGTATTATAAAAATACCTGTCAGTGGAAATATAAAGGTGTAGAATGCCAATACCCTGGTCCTGGTGGAGATCCTATCCCCGGAACTACAAACGGTGCTGTAGCGAACGCTAATCCTATAGCTGCTAATAATCAGATTGCTGCAGATGCAGCAGGAGATGTTTGTGCTAAATCATTATTAGCTTGCACCCTTCGTAATAATCAACTTCATTTTGGAGGCTTTCCTGGCACAGGACGAACAATCCCAAGAGGATAAACGTTGTATATTACCTTGGGTTCATCAGTATGGAGATTTATCAGGTAAGTATGGTTTATGCTGTTTTACTTTAAATCACGATAATAATCTATTCGGAGAAAACCTATCTCCTTTAGAAGCTTTTAACTCTTCTCATATGAAACAAGTAAGACTGGCTATGCTTAATGGAAATTATGTAAAAGATTGTAAAGTTTGTTATGATTGGGAAAATAACGGTGTTTCAAGTCATAGACAACGTATGAATTCTAAATTCTCTTCTTATGCTAAATTGTATAATAAAACAGAAAAAGATGGGTTTTTAAACACCCCACCTATATATCTTGATTTTCGCT